CTTAATTGTCGATCTCAGCGATGTGGTCGAGCAACGGGTGCTCGAGCAAGCCGGGGTTCCCACCCCTGGTGACACTGTCCAACCACCGCTCCAGGCCCCTGCAGTCCTCAACGTCAAGCCCATAGCGCTGGGCAGCAGCCTGCAGCGCCAGGTCCCCCCCGTCGTGTGCCCGGTCGGGTCTGAAGTCCCACTCCTGCCACTTATACCCTTGGCTGGGTGCCGGCAGGGCGGCGCGGAAGTTCTCCACGACAACTCGCAGGAACGGCACGTGCGCACACGAGAGGCTAAGGCCGGCAATCACGGTCGACAGCCAGTCCTCGGAATCCGCCACGGACCGGTCCTCCAGGTCATACATGGTTTTGCCTAGGACGCGCCCCGGCTTGGGCCCAACAACGCGTCCCCCCTCCACCACCGGCCACCAGCACGAGCTGCAGGACTCCAGGGCCATCAGATCACCAACGGCCTTCATGTCCATCTCAATGCCGTACTTGGCCCACCTGGCATTGATGCCGGGAAGGCCACCCACGCCCCGGAACCAGTCCAAGCTGACCACCGCGACCATGTCGTCAGCTGTGTCCAGCCAGCTGCCCTCCATCTCCTCCTCCATTATCTCCATGGCTAGTGCCGCGTTGTTGAAACCCGTGTCATCATCCCCGCTGTGAACGCTGCCAATGGTATCATACATGATCCCGCTCTTCATCCTGCCACGCGCGTTGACCCGCCGTCTGGCGACTTCCTTAGCCCAGCGCCTGGCGTTCAGGCGGACAAACCGCCGCCACATGACCATGACTGCCTCCGGCGGCACTGAGCGGTCCCACTTGACTGCGTCCCCTCTCAGCAGCACCACCTGACCTGTGGTGCCCACGTGCGCCACCGCGTCGGGCAGCCACTTCCCTATCACCTCAGCCGACCTCCCAAAGGTCAGTGAAACCCTCTGTCGGCCGTCGCAGCCAACAGTCTTCATGAGCCGCATTCCGAGTGGCTTGAATGCCGGACCGGTTATACACTTCACCGTGGGGCTACGGCCTTGGATGATCCGCGGCGTGGGCCCAAAGGGCTTCTCACTGAGAATCTTGTGGATCGGGTACCCCATCTTCTCCCGCTTAACGAACGACTGGTAGACCAGTGCCTTTGCCCAATTGGTCTCTCCCTTAGTCCACCTGCCCCAGGCCCGCCTCAGGAAGTACTTTTCACTGTGCGTCTTTTCAGCCACCACCATCCATTCCTCCAGATCCATCTGGTACATCAGCCAGGAGTCCTTGCGCTCAGCCGCTGGCAGTGCCTCAGCAACCTGCTCCATCAGCCCATTGAGACCCCGGACGAATCTGTCCCACAGCCGGCCGGTTTCCCAGGACCGCTTCTCCAGGGCTTTGTGAGCCATGGCCACCGACCCGGTCTTCACATCCTGGTTGCGCCAGATGGTGTCTCCCCAGACCCTCAGCTCCAGCCCCAGTGCCTCAGCATGCGCGCAGCTCCGGGAGATGCACGGCATAACG